TGTATTCGCCTGATTTTTTAGAAACAAGTGCCATTTGTTGGGATAAAGTACCTTCTGAAGAAGAAACGATACTTTTATTTTTTTGTACTTTGTAATCAGAAAGGGCGTTAACTCTACATCTGCATCGCCAACCGTTCGGAGGGTAAAAACTCTGCCAAAACGGGTCATCATATCGATAAATCAAGCCGTTAAGCATTGCGTGTTCAGGTCTTGTTGCAGTATCCATAACGGCAACGTATTCCCAGTACGGTCGATTTTCTGCATTATCCACTTGTGTCTTATATCTTCCTGTTTGATAAGCTACTTGCATATTTACGGAATAAATTGTTTTTAATCGGTACATTGAACCAAGCTGAACTTTTTCGGCATTACCTTGAGAATCAACAACAATCTGTTCACCCCACCAACCTTTCTTTTGGAGTGTTGGTTTAAGTTCTTTTGAAAACTCTTTAAAGGTTTTGCCTTCAGAAAGTGCTTTATCTAAAGCTGAACGAATGTCTTTGAGGATATCTTCACGCATAACTTTTGCGACCGTAAACGATTTTTTGTGTGCATCTTGCCAAAGTTCGTACCAATCCCAACTAAATTTGTTGTTTTTGTTTTTGAAATATTTTATTGCAAGAGAGGGAGCAAGTTTAAACAGACTTTTAAGTTGTACCATTGATAACCTCTGCCAGTTTTTTAGCGACAGCCTCAATTACATTTACTGTAACAGCATTTCCTGCCATTTTGTATAAATGACAGTCAGCCATTCCGAGAGTTCTTGCAGTTTTTACCATATCATCAGGAAAACCCTGAAGCCTAAAACATTCAAGAGGAGTTAATCGCCTAATCCTGTAATCGTCAATTGTTCCCATATTGCAACTTGTATCAAGTGTTTGAGAACAACCTTTGCCGACTCGCCCACGTCTTGTTTTTGATTGAGGAAATGCTAAATTAATTCCGTCTCCGGGACCTGCTTCGTCAAATCCTTTTTTAGTTCCGTTTCTAACTTTCATCAAAGGAGTATCGCCTGCGACTTTTAGAGTTTGAACGGTGTCAGAGGCTTTGTATTGATTGTGGCGTGGCTTGTTAATAAAAGATTCAATTGCATCATTCGGAAGATTTATCATTGGTCGTTCTCCGCCAACTTTTAATGTGGATGAATAATCTGATTTTTTGCAATGAAAGTAATATTGATTAATAAAATACAAGCCTGTTTTTCCACCCAAACCTCCACTATTAGATGTTAATGTTGAGCTTATACCTTTTGGGTCATAAACACGACTTCCTTGGGATTTTCCTTTTGTTTCCGTTAATTGAATTAAATTATTTTCGCTAATATTTTCTTCATCATATCCTGTGATAGGAAATATTTTTCCGGCACATTCTGTTCCATAACATCCAACAATGTACACCCGCTCCCTGTTTTGAGGAACTCCGAAGAACTTAGAATTAAGTAACTGCCATTGAGTTTGATACCCAATGTCGGAGAGAATTTTAAGTATTGTTTGGAAAGTTTTTCCTCCGTTGTGATTAAGTAAGCCTTTAACGTTTTCGAGAATAAAATATCTCGGTCTTTTGTCTTTGAGAATCCGTGCGATTTCAAAAAACATTGTGCCTCTTGTGTCTTCAAATCCGAGTCTTTTTCCTGCAATGCTAAAAGATTGACAAGGAAATCCCGCACATAAGATATCGAAATCGGGAAGTTCTTTTGTATTGATTGTTGTGATGTCATTAAAAAATACCTCATGCGTTGTATCAAAGTAATTCTTGTATAATTTGCTGGCATATTCGTCATTATCACAATAGCCAACACATTTAAAACCGGCTCGTTCCAAGCCAATTCTAAAACCCCCTATCCCTGAAAAGAAATCAAAGAAGCGGAGGCGAGCAGAGGCTGAAGAGGCTTGCGTTGAGCAAGACTCGAAACGCCGTTTAGTACGAGCCCCCAAGTTAGTCAGTTGTTTATTCATCCAAACCATCGCTCCTTCCTTGCAGTTCGCAGAGGAACATAGCTTTTTGAAGCGTCTGTTCAAACTTTTTGCTTTTTAAGTTTTTGTCTGTTAATAATTCGTATGCTTCTTCATAACTTTCACAACTTTCAAGAAGTGAAATCAATGGAGATAGCATCTTTTGAGAGTGTTTTGAAAGTTCAGTTTCCGATAAGAATTTAAACAAATCTTCTATTTGTTTCTGTCCTTGAACGATTGGGGGTTCTTCTTTAAACTCACTAAAGTTTGGTGTTGCAGTTGGTAAGATGTCCTCTCGGATATCAAAATCCTCATCTTCAAGACCATAATTTTTAATAAAATATTCTTTGGTAAATTTTACACCTGTGTCTGAAAGGATTTTATCTCTTTGAGCAAGAGTTAAATCAACATCTTCGGAAGCATACATTTCAAAGACAGGAATATCCGCTGTTGAGAAGTTAATTTCATATATCCATTGAATCAGTTGATTAATAACACTTTCAACAAGTTTTTTATCGGCATCAATAATGTCTTGTCGTATTGCAAAGTGCGTATTAGATGCGGCATAACTTCCTGTTGCGCCTATTTCGGTAGTTAGAGTCTGACCGAGTATGGCTTTTGAAATTTCAGCATTCATTTTATCGATAAGCTGTTCATATATCGCAGCAGATGAGGATTTATTTGCTTCTTGAATTTCAACGGAAGAATCGTCAGGGATGACAGCAATGGCATCTTGTACCATTTCTTCAAGCATATCGGCAAGAGTGTTGGTTTCTTCTTTTGTCGCTCCTCGAGGATGTTTACCAATAAGATGTGGCATTCCGTATTTTTCCGTAAAAATAACCCAAAATTTTAATCCGCCTTTTTTGAATGTAACAGGCCAGAAAACTCGTGAAAGAGTTCGTTCTCCGTAAGGATTGTTGTATGAGGGGTTGTTTTGAGCCAACAAAAACTTTTTATTCGGCAATTCCTCTCCGTAATAATTCTCTTTAGTCCTGAATTTTAGAGTGTTGTTATCATCAAAACAAAACCATTCGGGTGGTTTTGCAACTATTCTTTCAGGTAAAATATACCCCGATTTATCTCTTTTCCATATTATTTCCAAAGGTTGAAACCCAAACTGTGTTGCATCCAAAATGTCTGAAATCAATTTGTGGATATCGAGTTGTTTTAGTAAGTTTTCAATAGCTTCGGCTTTTTCGTCTTTATCCAGTCCTCTGTTTATTTCCCATTCAAGTGAGAGAACACCTGATTTACGGGATTGAACACAAGCAAAAACGTGCGGGTCACAGAGTAATTCCTTGTAAACTCGAACATCTTTCCCCTGTTTGCGTAGGACAATATCGGGATCAGGAAGAATATTGGCAAGCGAATAGAAGTTTAATGCACGTTTTCGGGTGGCAATTTCTTCGGTCAGACTTTTTTTAGAATTAGCTTTTTTAAGGATTGAATCTTCCACTATGCCCCCACATTTTTCTTAAATTTTGCGAGCATATCTACCATTCCCACTTTGTAAATGTTTTGCAGTACATCTATTTCAAAGATTTCCTGTTTATCTACAATCAACTTTGCGTAGGTTACGGTCATTGTTGTTTCGTATTCTGCATTTTCATGCGGCTTTATATTCCCCAACGGAAATTCTTTAAAAGTTCCGATTAAAAACGCAGTTGCAGGAACTTCGTTAATTCTTCCGGCACCGTTGTATGTTTCAAGTGAAGCTCTAACTTGAATCATTGTGGCAAGAAACGGATTTGCACAAGTTCTTAATACATTAGGATAGAGCGCATTCCATTTTATTTTGCATTCAAGTTTATCTATGCCGGCAAAAAATTCAGCCGAGCCAACCATACCGAGGGCTTTGTGTTCAGCCATTTTGTGTTTGATTTGGGGTAGCTGTACTTCTTCGGCTCTGCCTAAAAGGTTTGTACCGTTCATGTAAATATTTGCGTTGGTTAATTTATTAATTTCAATTTTGGACATTATATATTCCTCGTTATTTTTAGGGTGTTAGCGTTTAAATAATGCACATTGTGATATTTCGATGTCAGAATAATGCAAGATAACATATTCCTTGCTAATTGCTTGTATTAGGGGACACTTATACAAGTTTTTACAAAGAAAGCAACTGTCGTTTTCATCTGTGTGGACTTCCAAATCGCCATTATTATTAACTGTTGCGTACATTATGATGCTCCTAATGATTTCAGCAGTTCAATGTTAATAAATGATTCAAAGGTTATTCTTTCAGCTGGAGTCGGAGGCATAAATTCAATATCAAAAACAAGATGCCCGTTGGCGATTTCCGTTGCAGGGTTTTTATCCTGATTAAAAGTACACTTGCCGTCAATCAATGCACCACGACCGATTAATGTGCGAATAAATTGGTTAACTGTTTCACAAATAGAATCAATCAAGCCGTTATCTATCGGATAATCCATAAATTGGAGCATTGAGTATTCGACTGATTCGTGAAGAATATCGGCTGTTCTTCTGACATTTATGAAGTTTGTCGGATGGGTTAAACTCGGATATGCAGCAGAACGGTTGCCCCAAGTCCTGAAGCCTGAACCGTATGAGTTAAATACGGTTACAACTCCGGCTTCGTTTAGGGTATTAACTTCGCTTGTCGGGTCGTTAATCATTGAGGTTAATTGCCGTTCAATACCGACAATTCCCTGTATTTCCGTATTTGACGGTGACCAGTGATAACCTTTATCGACATCTTTGGCAGCAATAACACCGGCAAGTCTTTGAGAATAAGGTTGCAGTTTTATTGAATCCGACTCCGAATCATATACTTTTAAATGCGGATAACAAAGGATTAGACGTTCTGAAGATGTGTTAAAGTTGATTGTGCCTTCTGGCCCACGACCTGTAATGACATCAGATACGGAAGCTCCAACAGGAGCATCAACAATTCCTATTGCTCTGATTTTATTGCACAGAGTATTCATTTCTGATACAACGGCAGTCTCTTCACAGAAAACGGGAGCAATAATTGTTTTCGGATAATAACCGAATAAGGAATAGCAATCTTCAAACGCTTTCATTCCTGTACGTTTTCCTGTTTGAGAATCAATCCCTCCGTTTATATCGGATATTTTTACATCTTCAACGGAGTCGTGTTTTTCGGGGTTGTAAACATTAATAACAATGGCAATTCCGGCACCTTGGTCAAAGATAGCTTTCAGGGCTTGAGGAATTGTAAATCCGGCTTTGTGATTACCGAAATATTTTACGGCTTCGGTTTCATTCAGAATCAAAGTCGGGGTATTAATTGTTTTGTATTCATCTTCAACATCTTCAATCGGTGCAGTTCCTACAAGTCCGACAACGGCAGTTTTTACCGTTGTAATTGTTCTTGCACCTTTGGTTACTTCAATGGTTTCGACACCATGTAAAAATGATGCAGGCATATAGTCTCCTTTTGGGTAAATGTTTAATCAATAATTTTGTATGTTAGTTGTAGTTAGTGAAAAATTAATTCCGTATTGCCAAATTCCTGCATTTTCAGAAATGAAATAATCTTTTAGTGGCATTAATTTTGAGCATTCATCAGGCTGAAATCCTGTAAGGATTGATTTGACGTTATCTATGTATTCATACGCTCCCTGATTTGCTCTTAAATTTCTTGTTACGACAGTTATGGCAAACTCTTTTTTATTTTCTTGAGAAATTATTCCGAGAGCATTTGAATTTGTGTAATTACTTCCCTGATAATGAACGAGTAAAGCACCTATCGGGTGTAAAAGAATAAACTCGGAGGGTTTATCGGGGAAACCTTGCACAAGAACTTCGGGAAAAGAGTCTTTTAGCTTTTGTGTGATAGAGTTTTCAATATTCCTAATACTCATTCATTTTTTGCTTTCCGAATAATTTATCAAGAATACTCTTATTTGTTTTATACTCCTGAGCATTAAAGGATGAAGTTTCAAGTAAATCATTTTCTGCTTGCAGGGATATTACACCTTTTTGAATATCTCTTAGAGTAGATATTGCGTTTTTGTATGCAGTTTCAATTACTTCAGGCATTTCGTTTCTCATTCTTCGTGCGTATAGCCTGTAAATACTTATATCTATTGCCAATATACGAAGTAAAGGAAAATGAGTATTGAGAGGTAGAGAGTATCTGCCTCTCAAATACCCATCGATGAGCGTAGAAGAATAAAGGACTGCCTCAAGGGCAACAACACGATTGACGGATTCCTGCCCATCATCAGAAGTAAGCTGGATTAGAGTAGGGGTAGAGGTTTGAGTTTCAATATCTTCAATCGTGCAATATTCCATAATTATTGTCCTATTAAAATTCGTATTTCCTGACCGTCAGCACCGTCATCCAACGCATATCCGTTGATTATTGCAGAGTCGGTTGCTTTAACGGCTTTTCCGTTTTCATCGGATGCAACGGCATCCCCAACAGAAATTGTGCCGGCTGCTTCTATAAGTAAAATTCCTAATAGTGCAACAGGGACATACTGTTCTTTTTCAATTGCAACATCTGATACTCCGAGAGCTTTAGCTCCTTGTGAGCAATAATTTCCGTCAAACCCTATAAATCTGTGTTGTTCGATATCAACGGCAGCTTTAACGGAATCAATTAAAAGAGGTTTATATACTTTATTCGCCATCTTTTACACCTCCTTCATTTGTGTTTGCAGGGGGATTTTGAGTTTTTGTTTCGGTTTTGGTTGCCTGAGTTTTTGTTTGAGTATTTGTTTTAGGTTTTGTCGCAGGCACTAAAACAACGAAGTCAGCAAGTTTAGCAGCTTGTGCATCGGTTAACTCAATAACAGAGCCCTCTTTACAAAGTTTTCCGTTATGCATAATAGAGGTGTGTTTTACCTTATACTTGGACATTTGAACCTCCTTTATCTTTTTCGGGGTCATAACTTGGGTCATTAACACCTGAAATCAAGTATCCTGCTTCTGCACCGACTAAAAACGGTGTGTAGATGTCAGTCGCTCTTATGTATTTGACTTTGTTACCTTCTTTTGTGTATTCGTCAATGTTTAAGGCATCTTTTTTACGAACCGTATATGCAAATGACGGGTCGTATTCCGTTCTTGATGCACCTAAATTCGGAACATACGCAAGGACAATATTGTCTTGCCAAATTCTGACAAAATTTCCGTCTTTATCGGCAAAGATAGACTTACCAATATAAATGTTTTCAATTTCAAATATTTCTTTAAGTAAATTAATGGTTACTAATTTATTAAGGTTATCTGAAATCAAACCTTTAAGTTGAGGATGTTTTTTAAGCAGTTTCCAAGCAGATTGTCCGATAACCATAGTATTCGGGTCTTGTGCAATCTTTTTGGATACGGCATCTTTTGCATCATCAATAATACCTTGAGGGTCTGAGGTTGACCAGTTAAAGCAGGATGTTCCCGATAAAATTCTTTTGTTGTCGGAAGAATAATTATTCGGGTCTTGAACCAAATCTGCACAGGCTTTTTCGTGTTCAAGTTGTAATCCGTTTGTAACCACATTTGTTGCGTGGAGTTGCAGTTTTACTTTTTCGGCTTCCTGTTCTTCCCTGTAATCAATCGGATAAGATAAATCGTGTTCCGTCAAAGTTGTTGTATGCTTTTTGAAACCTTGCGGTGAGATGACATTTGAGTTTGCACGAATAGCACGTTCCGTATCATAGATATTGAAGGCTTCTTTGTTAAACTGGAAAATGTCAATTTTTTCTTTTTCGGAATATATCGTTGGGAACAGGACATCAGCTACAAAGGCATTGTTTCTGTAACCACGAGCGACTTCCGAAAGGTACGCATTTATGCGTAATTCTTCAAGTCTTCCCATTTAAACTCCTTATTATTTTTTGAGGGGGTAATATGTTACTAAATATTTAATTTAAGCAGGGCATCTCTGAATGAGATGTTTTCTTTTTCCGCAAGAGCGGTTGCCTCTTTAAAAATCTCTAAGGATTCTTCTTCGGCATTTGCAAACTTTTCAACATCCACTTTAGACAAGTGTTTGTCTTTTGTTGCAGTTTCTTTGTATGTAATTTGGGGCGGAATGGACTCGATAAAAGATTTAAAGTCAGAAATGACTTGCGAGTCCTCCCCAAATTTCTGTACATTATCTAATTCTTGAAAAATTGATAGTACGACTTCTTTGTTTGCCGGAACCAATGTTCCCTTTTCGATTTGTTTTTCGATAAACTCATCAAACTCTTTTTTCTTAATAGCGAGTTTAATGTTGTTTAATTCTTGTTCGATTTCTTCTTTGCCTTGTGCTTTTTCTTTAAAACTTGCAACTTCATCAGTTAGGGCTGAAATCTTTTCTTTCAAAGATTTAATTGTTTCAAGTTTTTTGTTGTTTTCTTTGAAATTAGCAACTTGAGTTTCCAAATCAGAAAT